CGCAAGAGCTGGCTTAGTCGTTTCAATTGCCTTCTTTGGGCTCGGTTTAGTCTTAGCGAAGTATCCAGCGAGGTTAAGTGCGCGTCCCAACGATCCAGTTTCCGCAAGCTCGAGAGCGTATTGCTTTGACTTAGACTCAGAGGATAAACCTGTTGTCCAAGGATGAGCGTCAGCTTCAGTCCGATATAACTCAGTTTTAATAATATAGACATCGCAATTAGCGACAAGCGACTCTGCCAATATATGAGTTTTAATTCGATAGTCTGGATAAGCATTTATAAACTCCTTTAATCGGTCTTGAACTGAAACATAATCATCAAGGTAATTCGACATCTAACTTCTCTCTCCCTGCGAAATCATTTATCGCATCTTCTAATTGTTCTTTTAATGAATAAAATGTGCCATCTGGCCAATTCTGTGCTTCATCGGCGCAAGGCTGGCAATAGAACCTCACCTGTGCTTTGCGAAGCGGTGTCTCGCTTTGGACTTTCCATACCGCTGGAGTCATTGCTCTTAAGTCCCAGCCGTTCTTATTTTGTCCCCAGCGATATTTGCAGTAATCGCAGTATTGATTCGTATTATGATTGCGAGTCAGACTCAATGTCGTCCCAATCTTCTGGAGTAGAAAATCTGCATCGACCCAAGATAGCGGCGTATCCAATGAGATCGAGATACGAATCCTCGCGCTCTGGACTTTCCACCATTCTTGAGAGTTTTGTTGCAATAGCAATAAGTGCCAATTCAGATGGGTCTCTGAGCTGAATACCAAGTGCTCTCGCGATTTTGTAAATGCGTAGAAAATTGTGCCTCGGGTCGCCATACTCGATGCCCCTGTCGAATAGTGTGTTTCCAGCTTCTTCAAGCCATTCACTTAACGATTTCTGTGTATCGGACACTTGACCTGCCTCTCTTATAGCCTTCATTAAAAGCTTTGGCTTTGGCTGAAGTAAATAAACTCCAGATATAAAGGCCGATAAATGGAACGCCAATGATTATTCCTACTACTGCTTCATCAGATAAATTAGGCGACATCTGCGCTCACCCCATATTTATCTAACCAATATGCAGAGATTTCAGCCTTAGATAAACGGCCTCTCAGCTGCTTCTTACCCATCCGCTCTTTAGCGAATCGTCTGATTATTGATCCCTTAACCCAATTTGTCTCATCAGTCCAAGCCCCTGCTTGAGAATCAAATCGAATTAGGGTTACTTTATTTATCATTTTGCTCCCTAATCTCTAAACCCTAAATGGATTTAGGTAAATAGATTAGGGGTCTAAATAAATTTAGACAAGCAATAAGTCGGCGAGTCGTATATCTAAAAAGCCAGCCAGTCTTTCGTTGGTGGCTTTGTTGGCAAAATCAGTAGTTATAGGCAACCGCTTTAAAGCCCACTGAGGCTCGTTTATAGCCCCTAAATCGAACTGATAGACTCCTTTAGGTGTGGCATTGATATAAAGGGTCTTAGAGCCCGTTCTAGCCCTTATATCGGCCAAATAATCCCACTTCTTCTTCTCAATCATCAAAGTATCGTAATGAGTCCTACGGCATTTAAGCTCGATATAGGAATTGTGGGTAATGCCATCCGCTCTGTCGGTCGCTGATAAAGGCGTCAAGTCTGGATAAAGCGACTTGAGAGCCTCAAAGAGCTCAACCTCTCGAAAGTAGATTAGTTGTCCTCTTCTCCATCTTCCCAACCAATCTTCTTAATTGGGTCATCAGCAGGGACTATCCAATCAGGATAGGAGCTGCGATCCATTGCAAAGGCCAAGGCGGTTCCTTCATCCATACCAGCTCTACGGCAAGCTTTATAAACTTCATTGGCAGCGATGGCCCAGAAATCAAGCTTTGTTAAAGGCGTTTCTTTAGTAGTTCTACGCCTCTTAGGTCGCTTCTTACTTACGCGCTTTCGCGTTGCCATTTCTGACCCCTCTCGCTAGGGCCAATTCTAACTGACTCTCCATTTTATCAAGGCGCGACACTATTGGAATATTCTCCAATTTAATTATGTAGCGAAGTCCAGCAATCAGTAAGGCAATAGATCCTAATACTGAGGCTACTAGGGTTGCTAGCTCAGCTGCAACCATTAACGGACTTTGCCGTAACGCTCGTAGTTAGGGTTAAGCCAATTGATGATGCTAGGCAAGACTGATACGAGAGCTGCATTGGCAATTGCATTTACATCTAGGCCGACTGCTAGATAGGTCGCTAGCGCCGTTGCTAGAAATGTCTTTGCCCAGCTCTCTGCCATTTTCTTTAAGTCGCTCATTAGCTTCTCCTTCGAGGTTGAAATAACTGCCATCTTTGTCTCCCAAAGTTGTGAATGAAATATGGAAATGCGACCGGTGAGGATTAGCGCCGTTATATTTACGCCGCTTCCAACCCAGTATCGGACTCATAATCTTTCCATCGTAGATTATGTATTTAATTCTTTTATCGCCCTTCTTTGCTAACCTGCGAATCTTCTCAACCAGCGCATAAGCTTCTTCCTTATGTGCCGATAGGTCAGAATCAATATCTATAGCTCTAACGATTCCATCTCTTGGTATATGGTCAGAACTACCTTTAGCAAGATGCCTAGCGTCAGCAATCCAACCGTCAGACTTCCTATCGCGATCAGGATAATCGTCATCGATTTGCTCCCGAAGTTGAATACCTGCTGCACATAGTTTTGCCATTATCTTTATAGATTGTGCTACGCGTTAGGCTTGCCTAGTGTAAGCCCATCAGGGATTGGTTGCTCATATTCCCACTTGGCAATATATGCGCCAATCCCATCGGTATCATCTTGGAGAACAATTCCCAACCTACTAAAATCATCGCTTGGCTGTATTTCTGGATATGCAGTTATTATCTTTTTCCATAATTCCATATTTATGCTCCTAAAAATGCTATTGAAAACTCGCCTGTATTGCCTGACTGTTCAATATAAATTGTTTGACTGGTGCCAGAAGTTTGTCTTGCATATATTTCAACATAATCATTTACTGCTAAATCAAGAACTGAGGTAATCATCGCGCTTGGATAAGTGGTTGATGGTGTCAAATAAGTAGTAACAGTTGCCGATCCATTTTTGTAAATACTCAATTGTCTTAAACCTGTGGCGTTATTATCAAATTCTGCAACTGCTGTAACAAGGTATTTACCAGCCTTGCCACTAGGAATGGTCATTCTGCTGTTATTTGTAGAATTGCTATGAAACGCATCGGTATCATATCGTTCTACATTCCAAGCAAGAGCAGTCTGCGTATTGTTTGAAAGACTTGGATTTGTATCGCTTGTTACTTGGCAACCTATAAAAGTAGCAGCAGCAGCAGGCGCAGCCCACTTTAATCCTGTAGTTTCAGCAGAATCCGCTACGAGTGTGTGGCCGTTAGTGCCTACTGTTAGCTTGGCAAAAGTATCTGCACCAGTTCCGACTACTAAATCACCTTTAGCGTCAAAGGTTGTTGCAACTGTATTAGTTACTACTGGGACTGGCCCAGTTCCTGAAGCTACTGAAATACCAGTTCCAGCTGAGACCTCAGTAATATCACCTTGGTCGTTAGCAATCCAAGTGTAATCAAGGTCGGTATTGGAAGCCTTGCTTAATATCTGTCCAGTTGTCCCACCTTTGAGATCAACGAACGAAGTATCTATTGATGAGCCAAGCGTTCTGATGGCAGCTGCGCCATCCTTGACTAAATCTGTATCATCTGGGGTTTCCCAGTTGAAGTTGGTTGTATTGGCCATTAGCTAATAACTCCTATCGCATCTTGCCATTCTAAGGTATTGAGCACACTATTCCAGCTTTCTGCCGCATTGACTTGAGCCCATTGTTGAGCAAAGGCCGAGAACTCTGTTGGGGTAGCCAAGAAGGTTACTGATAGGCCCGAGACTGAAGCGTTGAAAGTCCAGCCCTCAATAAAGCCAGTAAATTCGCCACCAAGGATATTGAGGGGCAGGTTGGTAATTCTGACTGGCTGGCCCATAAATATATTTAGCAGGGCGTTTCTATCAGCGTCATCAATCTCGGGCGATTGAAGAGCAAAGGTAATAGATTGGAAGGTATTTCTAGGCCAAGCCCTAAGACCAATCAAGCGATTTGCTACATCCTCAACATCAGCCGCGTTCTTTAGATAGCTATTGAATTGCTCGGCAAATAGGCCATATTCGGCTTGAGAGTCTAAATCCTGAGCAGTATAGGAGCTATTGAAATTGTTGCCATAGTCCATAATTATCTTATTACTCAAATCGCCTTGGCGCTGGATTACGCCAATGCCAGAAGCGATGGCGTGAGAAGCGTCTAAGTCTGTATAGCCATTGGCTATTAAATAATCTTGGCGATGGCTGGCATCCGCGTAGTTAATATTGCCGTTGGCATCTTCATACATATAACCAAGGGCCGAGCTAGCAATTTGATTAATAATTGGATAGATGATGCTATCCGAAATCTGACGGCTGACCATTGTATATTCGCCAGCGTCAATTGTTCCAAAGCCAATATTGCCAGCTTGCGCCCAAGTCTCTGTAGCATTGTAAGTAGCCCAAGTTTCGGCTGGTGGCAATTCATTCCAACTAGATAGCAATAACTCATCCAGTAAATCCGTAATCTGCGCGCCGTCTAAACCTTCGGCTAAATTGCCGTTAAATATTGCTCTTTGCGTTCTAGCCAAAGCTCCAATCGCAGTAATTCTTAGGCTAGTAATTACTGCACTAGATCCTGCGCTTCTAACGATTTGCCTCAAGTCTGAAATGCGACCGCCAAAAATAGAGACATAAGCGCCAGTAGTATCTTTGACTTCAATAGTTACTGCGGTGTTAATACTAAAATCATAATTAGTGCCATCGGTATTTATAACTTCTAGCGAGCAGTAACCTGCTGGGGTAGGTGAGTTAATATCCTGACGGCCAGAGGTAATAGTTAGGTTGCTTAAAGTAACCGAGGTTAATTCAGAATCATTAACTGAAATCTTCCAATCGGGAGTCCAGAGTGTCATAAGATTTGAGCCGAAGTCCTAAGATCGCCAGCGCCAGTAGTTCCGCGATTAGTGGAATTATTCAGCGCCAAGATAACTGCTCTAGTAAATCCTTCTTCATCAATAGCGGATGGGGCATTTACATTAACTATAACATTACCGCGTTCTTCGCCAGCTCTTACGGCAGCAACATTAAATCCAGATGGAATTGCATTACCACTTGGCACTAGCGTTGATGGGGCGCTAGGAGTAGAGGCTGATGGAGCACTTGGAGTAGTAGATGGCTTAGGAGCTGCTGGGATGCTTGGGCTTGGAGCAGTAGGAATCTTTGGAAGTGTTGAGCTGCTTGGAGTGCTGGGGGCTGAGAATGATGGCTTAGAAATAGTAGATACATTAGGCAAAAGTGGGACGGCATTATAAGCGCGGATAAGAACATTTATTGCATCGATGGCAAAATTAACTGCGCTCTTAATTCCATTAACTACTGCGCCAATAACATCCAAAATAC